ATTTTGACGAACAATCTCGTATGGGTTGATTTCTTTAAATGTCAAGAATATTTCTTTTTCCTCGTCAGTTAAAATATAATCAGGTAAACCTAAAACCGATCCTTGATCTTTTAAAATTTGTTCCCAAACACTATCAATGTTGTATCCTTTTTTCTCAAGTAAATCTTCTAAAATTCTATTACGTTTAATAAAAACACCTTTTGCTGTTTTTAAGTTATAAACATTTGCAGGAATAGGTTCAATTGAAGGAGAAACACCACCTGAAATATGAGCATTCGATACTGTGGGGGCTGGGGCTAGGTGGTGGGTATGTCTTAAGCCTGTTCCTTTACACCATTCTGGTTCACCGTATTGTTCTGCTTGATCACGAGATGCTTTTAATGCTTCTTTTTCAATAAATTCAAATATTATTCTTGTATAAGCATTTGCTTGAATACCTACAAATGGAATATTTTTTGCTTGTAAAAATGTATGCCATCCTAAAACACCTAATCCAATTGCTCTACCTTTAGTAGCTGAACGAACTGTGTTTTCCATGAATTTAATGTTTTTAGCTCTATCAATAAATTCTTGCAATACACCTTCCAAAAACCAAACAGATAGTTCAGGTAAAGTCATTCCATTTTTAAATTTAAAATCTTTCCATTCATCCCAACGAGCTAAATTTAATGAAGATAAACAACAAATAAATGAATGTAATTCATCTGTATAAAGAGCAATTTCAGTACAAATATTAGTCATTGATACTTGTAAATTATTCTTTTTATATGCTTCAGGATTTGCTTTATTAACATTATCTCCAAACATAATGTAAGGTTCACCTGTTTCAAGACGTGTTTTCAATATTTCACCCCATAATTTTAATGCTTTAGGATCTTTATTTTCTAATTTATCCATAAATTCATCATCAATAACAACACACTGATGTAAATTTAAGCACTGACGATTAACATCCCCTTTAGGACGGCGAATCATTAAAAATTCTTCCATGTCTGGGTGGTTAATGTTTAAATTAACCGATGCTGCTCCTCTACGTACTGAACCTTGATTAGTTGCTAATATAGTTGAATCATAAATTTTAGCCCAAGGAACTACACCTTCACTTACACCATTGTCTTTAATTTGTTTTCCTCTGCCTCTAATTCTTGATAAACCAATCCCAACTCCACCACCTTGAGAAGATAATCTCATTAATTCAGAGTTTGCATCAGCAATTCCTTCAATTGAATCACCTACATCAATTCCAAAACATGAAATAGGCATTCCACGTTCAGTACCCATGTTTGATAAAACAGGTGATGCTAAACATAACCAATTTCTTTCTATTGCTTCGTAAAAGAATTGTTGTAAATCTTTACGTTTTAATCGGCGGGCTGCAAATTTGCTTACTCGTTTATAAGCATCAAAAACATTTTCGTCTGGGAGAAGGTATCCTTTTGATATCATACTTAGTCCTATTTCATCGAGCCATAAAGGAAAATCACGGTTTGGTTTCCAATTTAATGTGTTTGTTTCAATTTTACTCATATTATTCGTTTTCTATTTTTTGATTTTTTGTTAATTTTACCATAATTAGGATTAGGTTCAAATTTAATTTCAAATCCTTCCCATTTAAATGGTTTATTACATTTAGGATTTTTACTTATTTTACCTTTATTAACCCAATTCCTTATTGTTAACTCATTTACTCCCCATTTTATTAATGATTTAATATTTTTAAATTCTAATTGACTATTTAATGGATCTATCAAAATGTATTTACCTTTACTTGTTCCAAAATTACCTGCTAATTCTCCTGGTCTTTTAACACCATACATAGGATGCTTAGGGCCTTCCATAGGTTCAATAAATTTTAAATAAAATTCTTCATCAGATAAATTTTGGATATTTTTAATTATGGTTTGTTTTCGTTTTTCTATAATCTCAGGAGACCATTTTTTATTATTTTTACTTTCTTTGATTCTTTTAATTTTTAACTCTTCAATAGCTTGTTTTTTATTTCCATCAATTCCACTCATTAATCTATATGATATCCAATTATTATTTGTTGGTAACCATTTATATAAAAGAAAGTGAGCAAAAACATGTTGTTGATATGTTAATATTATTAAATTATTTTCACCGTCATCTCCTCCAGATGATTTAGGTATAATATGATGTTTATGATATATTTTACCTTCTTCTATTGGTTGATTTTGACAATTTTCAATATGTTTGTAATATAATTTTTTCCAATCTATCATAATATTATTTATCATAAATATTATGACTTTTTGTAAAAAAGTCTTTATATTAAAGATCTGACCAGTCAGCTGTTGACTTACTATAATCAGTTACACGTGAAGCGAAAAAATCGGTGTGGCTTCTACCACTTGTTAAATGACCAAACCATTCCATCTGTTTTAATAAATTTGGATCAATATCATTATAAATTGCTTGATATCCTAATTCAACTAATTTTTCATTTGCTCTTGCTTTAATAAATGCTTTTAATTGTTCTTTATTTAAACCATCTATATCTCCCATTTCAAATGCTTTTTCAATAAAGTCAAATTCTAATTGAACAGATAATTGACAAGCTTCTATAATTTTGTCTCTCAATTCAAATGTATCTAAATCCGGACGTTCTTTTAGTAATGTTTTAAATAACCAACATCCTGCTTTTGAATGTAATGATTCATCTCTTACACTCCATTCAACCACTTGAGCAGTACCTTTCATTAAATTACGTAATTGAAATGACATTAGCACGGCAAATGAGCTAAATAGATTTACACCTTCTGTAAAAGCAGAAAATATAGCTAATGAAATTGCTTGCTCTTCAATTGTGTTACCTTGTACTTCAATTAGTCGTTCAATTTTGTTTTTTGATGTTTCATCTTCTAAAAATGCTTGAAAATTATCCAAACCTAATTCTTCATTTAAGCGAGCGTATGCTTCAGCATGTATAGATTCGAAATCAGCAAAAGCACGAGCCATCGCTTGTATTTCAGGTTTTGGAAACCAAACAGATACTTTTGTTGACCAATAATCATTTACGTGTACTTCTGTTTGAGCAAATGACTTTAAAATATTTCCAATTAAATTTTTTTCAGATTCTGTTAGTTTCAATTTCCAATCATTTAAGTCTGATGATAATGGTACTTCATCAGCAATCCAGTGTGCTCTGTGTTGATCTTTGTAAAAATTGAATGCTTCTTGGTATTCGAATGGTTTGTAAAATATTCGTGGTTCTGTAATCATGATAAAGTTTGTTTTAATTCAAAAAATTTATTTTTTAATAATTCTTTTTCTTCTTTATTTATTTCATTGAAGTTATTATTTTTGGGTTTAGGTGGGGGTAAATTAGATTCTCCATCTTCATCTAATTCAAATAACTCAAAGAAACCAGTAGATGTATCTATAGTAGCATTATATGTCATACCATCCATTCCGTATCTATTTTTCATTATGTGGAATCTTCCAGTTCCGTTAACTTTATCTTCTTTTTTTCTTGATAAAGATGCACAAAAATCAGTAATCATTATTTTATTATAACTTCCTGCGGCTTTGTCACCCTCAATAATATCATCTTTGGCACCCATTCTATTAACCTGAGATACTGACCATACAGGTATATTCAACTCTCGGGCTAATCCTTTGGTACTAACATAAATATCATCTAGTTCTTCTTTTATTTCTTTACTTTTTCTATTTGATGAAAGTAGATCAACATAGTCAATAATAACTAAATCTGGGTTAAATCCCATATCTATGCATTTCTGTATATGCGATTCTAAAGTAGATATAGTAGCTTTTTTGGGTGAATATTCTTTAATAATTAACTGTCCAGGAATATCCGGTATTATAGATTCTACTTTAGCTCTTTGAGCAAATATAGTATTTACAGGAATTTGAGTAAAATAGGCATCATAACGACGTCCTACATACTCTGAACCTAATTCTAAAGTATAGTGTATTACATTGTATCCCATTTTTAGGGCATATCCTCCTAGTGCTATTAAACTCCATGATTTACCACCACCTGGATTTCCAAATATTAGTCCAAAATCACCATTACCTAATCCACCTTGCAACAATTCATTAAATTGAGGCCATGGGGTTGGTACTGATACTCTATGGTCTTCTCTATAGCGTGATTCAATGTCTTTATTGTATTCGTTTCCTATATGTTTATCATTTCCTGCTTTTAAAGCATTATCGATTAATAGACGGATAGAATCGTAATCACTAACTTTTAATAAATCTACTGATTTTGAAATTGCTTTTTTAAGTTGTTGATTTTTACAAAATCTAGAAAATTCTTCTTCAATGTATTTTAGATCTTCATCAGATGTTTTATAAGCTTCTCTAACTTGTTCTTTGATAGATAATTGTAAAACTTCATTTTCTATTTTTTTCAATTCTACCTTTAACACTTCCATAGTGGGATTAGTGTGGTATTTTTCATAATATTTTAAGATTTCTTTAATAATCCATTTTGCTCCTTGATTATCAAAAAATTCATCACTTAAAACATCATGAATATTTTGTAAAAATATTTTATCAGTTAATAAAGCGGAAAGGACTTTAGTTTGAAAACCAGTTCCATACTGGTTTATACTTGAAAGAGTAGTCATTTAATAAATTATTTATTGATATTATTTAAAGTATTGAAAGTATCTCGTAACCAAAATGAAGGATTCTTTATAGTTTTATTCAAACCATCTTCGTTATATAATCTTAAAAAAGATTCAATCTTTAAAGTTTCTGTAGGAGATTTTATTAAATTATCTAGGAGTTCTTTTTCATTTTCATCTAGTAAAGGATTATGTAAATCCATAACTTTATATTGATTTTCCAAATCTTTTGTTCCAAAAACTACTCTAGAATATATAACATGTTTATCATATTTTTCTTTACTAATTTCTAAAATACTATTTAAAGTTAATTTAGATTCAGACAATTCAGGAAAAAATTTTAGTAATTTTCCTTTACCCAAACCTTTAACACCAGGTAATTTATCCGAACCATCTCCTACTAATGTTTTATAAAGAATAAAATTTTCAGGAAAAACACCATATTCTTGTTTTACTTTATCAGGTGTGTAAAATTCTTTTTTTACAGGTCTATATAAAGTAATTCTTTTATCAATTAATTGAATAAAATCTTGATCAGCAGAAACTATAAATACTTTAGAAGTATATTGTAAAGTTAAACTTTTACTTAAATAAGCTATTATATCATCAGCTTCAACTTTATCTAAAGATATTACTTTGATTGGTAAACATTTTAAATAATGAATTAATCTAACTATTTGATCTATTTTAGCCGAATTTTCTTCTTCTAAATTATTAAATATATCCCAATTAGTAAGTCTAGTAATATTTCTTCCGGATTTATATTCAGGAATAAGGTTCTTTCTATTAGTAGAAGAACCTTTTCCATCAAATGTGATATAAACTGATGTTGGTTTTATGGTGTGAATTAATGTTCCTAAAGATTTTAAGAATCCACCTAAACCACCTATATGAACCCCTTCTTCATTAACAAAATTTATCATAGAAAAATTTCTAAGAAATAAATTAAGTCCATCAATGATCATTACTCGGTCATGGGGATCAAAAGTAGATTCTTTACTATCTAAAGTTATTCCATCTAAAAGTTTAAACAAATTTTTATCCATATTAATTTTCTTCTATTTCTAATAAATCAGAAATATCTTTTTTCTCGTCCCAATCTGAGTTATCTTCTTTTATTTGGGTTTCACCTTCACCTAAAATATTAAACCATTCATGAGAATGTTCTTTTTTATATTTTGTTAAAGCTAATGTAGTATCCTCAATAAAACCATGTACTGTACTAACAATTGTTCCTTTAGTTGTGATTCCGTTAACGTGGTTTTTATCACACGATATTTTGGTTCTTAAAGCAAATTCTACTTCTTTTTTATCTTTAATAGCTTTAATTTTACTTGTACCACTATTTGTGACGTTACCAAATGTTAATACTAATGAAGCATCATAAAAGAAAGTATCTCCACCTTTATTAGTCATTCTAGGTCTAGCCATAGGACCTTCAGCAGGAGAAACACCTGTTTTATTAATAATTAAAAATGTATTAGTATATTTTTGATCTTCTTTTCGAGATAATACAATTTTTTGATTAACAAAATTACCAAATTGTGTAGCAATAGCTCCAGCGTTCCACATTGGGTTATTTTTACCTTGATCTATACTCATTTGACATGGAATAGAACCTACTGAATCCCAAACAAATAGTAAATCGTATGGTAAATTTCCTTTATGTTGTTCAGTTAGTAGATCAACCATAAAATCAGCAATATCTTCAATAGAATTTAGGGTACTTCTATCTCTATAGATAAAAAATCCACTATAATCTACTGTTTCACCATTGTCATCTTTAATTTCTTCCATTTCGAATCCCATTGTTTTAAAATGGTTCCAATCATGTTTCATCTCGGTAATCATCAAAACAGGAAGAATTCCCATTTTTTGAGCACTAACTATGGCTTCAATAGATGTAGTAGATTTTCCAGTATTGCTTTTTCCCCTAATCATAGTTATATGACCCATAGGGATTCCCGGTAGTGATAAGGCATCTTGCAATGCCTTAGATACCGGAATCCATTTTTGATCTTTAAACTTAACACTATTGTTAAGCATCTTTTTCTCTTTAAATTTATTAAGATCGAAAGATTTTTTAAGTTCATTGGATATCGCTTCCGTTAAGGAAGTGTCTTTTTCCTTTTTAGCCATTTTTTATATAATTTTTTAATTAATCTTCTTCGAATAAAGCATCAAATTTGTCTGCTTTATTTTGAGGTTTAGCAGCTGGTGCTTTGAACGAATATTTTTTATTCGATTCTTCCTTTTTATCACCTTCCCAAGGTAAATCATTACTTAAATCTTTCTCATCATCAATGATTTCATTTTCTTCAGTTTCTTCTTCCTCTTCAGGAGTTAAAAATGATTGAAGAGCTGTTTTCATTTCATCAAAAGAATAATGTTTGTATTCTTCAATAGGGTTAGGCTGTTCTTCAAGGAATTTCTTAATATACTCTTTACTATCAGCAATTGGTGTTTGTTTAGTTTTAGCTCTAACAGTTGATTTGTTATAAGCAGTCCCTGTAACTTCTGGTCCTACAGTATCTACTGTAATATCTCTACCTTCACTAATATCAGTATAGTCTCCAATATCTTCATCTTCGGCCATACTTAACAATTCCATATATGTTTCTTTTCCAAATTGCCACAATCTAACTCCTTTATCTTCTTCACCTCTAACAATAACCGGAGCAAAAACTCTCATTTTAGGATCAAGTTTTTTAGCTAATTGCCAATTTTCTTTATTGCTTGAAGATCTAAGTTGTTTAACAAATTCAGCAATTGGATCTTTTTCACCCCAAGATAATGGTGAAATCATTACTTTATTTCCAATATTATAATAGAAATATACTTCCGAAAAAGGATTTTTCTTATTAAATTTGGAAGGAAGAATTCTAATTACTTGTTTACCAATGCTTGGTTTCCATTGTTTAGATTCTTTTTTTTCACCTTTCTTTCCAGGTTTTTGTTGTAGCGAACTTAATTTGCTACGGATTTCATTGATGTCCATTTTTATAACAGTTTATTGGTTTTTTAATAAGTAAATATACAAACAAATTTTTAATTATCAAAATTAAATTTCGACAATTTTGTATATTTTAGTCTTTAGTTGCTTTAACTCTCCTTTTTGAGTAATTAAAATACTATTTCTATAATCATTCCAGTTGATTTGGAAATTCTTATCTTCAATACCACCATTTAGTGTTTTAACTAATTCATTAAGAGCATTTAAAGAGTATAAAGTATTACTTTCTTTTTTTCTATGTACTAAAACAGTATTATCTATTATACTATCAACATTTCCTGTCTCAATGTTGTATGTACAAACATATTCATCATTACTTAATACGCGTAGTACAAATATTTTTTTATATAAAATGGAATATCGTCTTGATATATCTGATAACAAATTATCTATGTTAGATAAATCTGTAAATGTGCAAAGTAGTCTATTATTCACAAAAGTTGAATCGTTAATATTATTTATAAAGTCATATTTATTATAAATATTAATGTCTTGTAAAAGCATAATTTTTTCCTTTTTGTTGTTTATATTTTAATTTATTATTCTTAAATATATTTTCTATTTCTATTAATATATTTTCTTCATTCTCATCAATATCAAATAAAAACGCATCATAAGTATACAACACCAGTTGAGTATTTTTTCCATTTAATAATTTTAATATATCCCATAACATATTAACATTACTAAAAGTTTCTTGATTCTGCAACAGATAATTAAATAGCTTAGAAGCATTCATATCTTTTAATTTATCTTTATAAAAAACATGATTTGATCCAGGGCATGTAAACCTACCTTCAGTTTGAAATTCCTCCCATATTTTATTTGTATATTCTTTTATTAATTTAAAAAATTCAATGTGTTCATATTGTTTATATATCCCACCATATAGTTGTTTAAACATGAGTATTTTAGCCTCTCCTACATCTATATTAGCTTCATGAGCAAAATATTCGTATGGATTTATTTCTCCAAAATCATATCCTACTAATTTAGAAGCTAATACCGGGTGATAAGCAGTAAAATCGTATTCTACAAATATGTTATTTTTAGGTATAAATGATTTTCTACAACCCGTATCCTTATTTAAAGCAGCAAAGTTGATAGAGTTAAAACTATTGGCGGGCCTTCCGGTTGTAGTATGTAAATTATAGTTGGTGTATATTGTGTTATATTGTATATTAAATGATTTATTGTCAATATAAAAGTATTTATCAAATATGTTTTCATCTATTTTAATACCGTTATTTTCAATTATAAAAAATATTTTAGCTAATTTACTATAATAACTATTAATTTCTTTACTAAAATTGTTTTTTATATTTTCCCATAGTAATTCACATTTTTCGTAGTGTTTAACTATCGGTATAATTTTATTTATGTCGGGTTTTGATTTGTGTTTTTGGTAAAATATGTCGTGAGCTTTTGTTGAAGGTTGTATATACGGAGGTAGGGAGTGTGATATGTCAATAAAATGCTGTTTCGGAAAAAAATTTATTAATGTTTTGTAATTTCTACAATAAATTGTTTCAATATTTGATAATACTTTTTCTATATGGTTTTTTTCTATAGATAATGTTTCATCATGTGAAATGCAAAGCATATATCCTTTATCTCCATTTAATGGTTTAATGTATAATAATGATAAATCATTTAGTAAAGGATGAATATTATCATTAAAAAGTATAGGTTCTATAAATACTTCTTGATAGTTTTTATAGTAAAATTCTTTTAATTGATTTAAAGACTCTATTAACCAGTATAACATTTGTGGTAACCTTTATTTGATTAAACATATGAACTTATGTTTAAAAAATCAAGCCTAATTTTAATAAAAAATTTCAATCAGTTTTATATTTCCTGATTGATCATATCCTACATTGTTAATGTTAGGGTAGTCTATGTTTTCTCCTGTAGTTGGGATAATTTTGGTTTGGACAAAATTGTTTAATTTTTCTATTTTATTTTTTAAATCAGGTTTAATTATGTATTGAGGATATCTAACAGCAAATTCAAATTCATCATCTAAACCACTTTCATCAAATAAATCCTGTCCGTCTGATGATAATGATAGTATAATATCTGTTTTAAGTTTTTTAGAATTTAATTTTTCTTGAGTTAAAGTACCTTTTTTAAAATTTAAATCAGATATCAATGCTATGTGTTCAGGGTATTTTTTACTTAATTGTTGTTCTTTTTTTAAGTTAGTTTTATCTACTGTTGTAGTAAATTTTTTAATTACTTTATTTGGATCATCAGGTGATTGAAATACTTCTTTACTTCCACCACTTCCTAATTTACTTTCTTTGAATAAAGGATTGTTGTATAGGTATTTATTTAAATTAAAATCTTCCATAATTTATTTTTTCCAAAATTTAAGATAATCGTTTTTTAAATATTGATTTAATAAAGTTAATTTGTGTTTTACAATCATAAAATTCACAGTAGATTCGTTATATGAAAATACTTTTTCTTTTTCACCAGATATAACCCATTGTAGTTTAAAAGGTTTATATAACTGCCAAAGTAAAGTTTTTGATCGTTTTAATAACTTATCATGTGTGTCTTTATTTATTTCAATATAAATTAATTCATTTGTTTTTTTACAAAAATAACGAGAAAAATTTCCTATAGAATAGTCTTCTTCAGTTGGTTGTGGATTGAAAGAAACAGGAATTTTACTAGGTTCTCTTAATTTATTGTTTAATTTATTGTATTCCTCTGTTAAAATATTAGATGGATTTAAATATAAAGAAGGAATCGGTTCAAATGCTTCTGAGGTTAGATTAGTATATTCTTTATTTTCTGAAACTTCTGCTGGGAGTAATTCTTGTATATTTTTATCTTGAGGAGTTTTTCCAGTATATAACTTGCCGCTAGATGTTTTCCAGTAATATCCGATATATGATTCTTTGGTTGACGATAGAACATATTCTTGTCCATTAGTATATAAACCAGTTTCTATTTGTGAATTAGGATAATACATTATGATATTTTAATAGGTTTTATTTTTCCTTGTTGAGCAAGGGATAAAGATTTATTTAATTCGTTTTGCGATTCGGCTCCTATCCCCCATGAAATATGAAAATGATTTCCTGTACCTGCTTTTGTTAAATTTCTATATTCATCTATAAATCTAAAATTTGGATTGTTCCCCGCAGCATATCTTTGTAAAATATTAACTATTTTATCTAATGTTTTTGAGTCTGAAGGTGAAACTGCTAAATCAATAGCATTTCCAGCACTGTGACGAGAAACATATGATAAAGTTTGATGATATCTATCATTTCCTCCAGTAACTGTTACCACAACATTAGGTAATTCTTGTTTAATAGTTTTTAATACTGAAGAGGCTGCTTTTTCTATATTTGAACTTATATCTTGTCCGCCATTATCAATTTCACTACCTTTTTCTCTATAACCCAATTGTTTTAAGGTATCTCTTAATTTATTAGCATTTGGATTATTTCTAGAAGCATTTTTTGCTGTGCTAGAAGAGGAAGCAAGAATAGCAGCTTGGGTAACAGTAGCTGCTTGTGAAGGTGATGTAGCACCAGTATATTCTACAAGATCAATAATAGGAACCGATACTGTATCTACAGTAGTTAACCATCCATTTCTATCTATTTTATGAGATACTCCTTTTATAATAAAATTCAAAGCAGCAGGGTAATCTGATGGTAAATAAGAAGTATCTACTTTTATTTTTTGATATGTTTTCATTCCTGAAAGGCCATCCATTGTTAAAGATAGATTAATAGGAAGAAAACCTCTACTACTTGTTGCTGATACTGGGGATTTATTAGGGTTGTTAACTTTTTCTTTAAGTAATGCTAATTCATTTAAATAAACTAAATAATTAGCTACTAATTGAGAACCACCATCCATCAATTCGGCCGATAAATTAAAATCTATAGATTCATCTATAAAATTTCTAAAATCTGTCTCTAATTGCTCATTATCTTTTATTAATTTATCTATATCAGCTTGTGTAGGAGCCGGTTTTGGTTCTTCGGTAGCGGCAGCTATGTTTGAATTAATTATAGGATATAGTCCTTTATTCCATTTTGAAAAAGCAGTAGCATCTTCACCAACAACTTTACCATTAGCTGTAGCTCCTATTGTTAAGGTTGCTGCTAAATTATTTGTTATCTCAGTTTTTAATTGAAAATCTTTTATAAACCCAGCATGTTGATTGGGGTTTCCATAATTGTAATACCCATATATATCAAATTGTGCTGATTCTTCATCTGGGTTAATGGGGAAAGCTAAATTTAATCCAGGGATTGGAGTGTTGTCAATAATTCTCAATACATTATCATTGCTGACTACGCATTCTAAATTATTTACGCTACCCAATGCATTGTTTATTCCATCTAAAATAGATTTTAATAAATCTAGTATAGTTACTTTTCCATTTTCATCTTTAGAATTTTCTAAAGTTTGAAGAATAAAAGTCATGTTAACATATATGTTATTTATGTTACCGTGAAGAACATTATTGTTAACAGTATATTTGAAAGGATTAGTTTTCAATGTATCGTCTTCATTTAAAAAACTAACAGTAGAAGAACCATCAGGTATATCAAAGCCACCTACTAAACATACTCTGGGGTCTCCTGATATTTGGTAAGAAGTAGTGTACATAAATATCGATGTTGTGTCAATATTTAATATAGGAGTAGGAGGAGCAGTATCTTTATTAACAGGGATAAGTATTTGAATTAATCTAAGTAATTCTCCAAATCTAATATAAAATAATTCATCAAATCCATCTAAACCATACAAAATGTAATCTTTATCAGTTGTTGGTGTGCTAATTGAATTTATATAATTATTAACATTTTCATTTTGAGATTTAGTTAGTACAGCATCTGGTGTAAAATCTGAAGGAAGTTGTAGAAAAGATTTTAATTCATCTTTATTTATTCCATCTATTTTATCTGTTTCTAAAGAATCATTTTTTCCAACAAAAAAACCATTTAAAGCATACATTGCTCCCCAAAATATATAACCAACAGAGTGAGAAAATTTAAATTTATTTATCCATTCTTCATCACTTTCTGGGTTATCATCAGTTGTGTCATTGTTTACAGGAGCAGATATAGAAAGATCTTTTAAGTAGGTATTAATTTTAAGGGATTCTATTACTGCTCCTATACTGATTAATTTTAATGTTACATCATATGAACCATCTTTATTAAATGTCCAATCAAAGTTAACTACTTTACCGTACATCCCATCATAATTCCCCGCTGATTTTTTTCTTTGTTCTTCTAAATCTTTTAATACATCATTGTCTGTTTTGTATTTTTTAGCTAGGAAATTGCTGGAGAGGCTAAAGTTAGGATTTGGGTCAATATCTCCATTAGTATCTATTATAATTGAGTGACCCCATTCTAAAAGCATAGGAAAACCAAGACGTAAATAAAGTAAATTTATTACTTCAAATTGGTTTCTGTTCCATACTTTAATTTGAATATTGCTTTCTCTAATTGAACCTCTATTTCTAGATTTAATATCACATGATTTAATCCCAGGCATTGGTCTAATTCCAAATTCATTTCCTCCTATACCATAAGCGTGTTTGTTTAATATACTCTGTCCTATGTCTTGATTAGGTTCATTAGGATTAAGTCCATTTATCCCCCCAAAAAGAGTATTGTCTTTATCAGACACACCATTAAATAAAATAAATCTTTCAGCCAGTCCTGTATCTGCAAAAGAAGGATGACCTCCTAAATCAATTCGATCTAGTCTTTCATAATCAAGAACTTTTACCCCTGATGTAAGTTTTATCCAAGATGTTTTTGAATTTAAATAAGAAAGAATAGAATTGCTTCTATTAGAAGCACCGTGAATTTTTTGTCTATCAACAATTTGTTTTGATACAAATTTATCAAAAGGTTCCCCAACAATATTAGCCATAACTTAAGAATTTATTCTTTTATAATCATTTATAATTTTTGATAAATTTGATGGAATTCTTAATTGAATACCTTCAGGGATTATTAGTGTATTTTGAAGTAAAGATTCATTAGCAATAGATATTACCCACCACAATGATTCGTCTTGATAGTATTTTAACGCTAAAACATCAAATCTATCTCCTTGAGTTGTGGTAACATATATATCATTTTCACTTAAAGGAATTTCAGGATAACGAACTGTTCTATAAACAGGTTTGTTATTTATTTTAATTTGAGGTATGTTTTGATAACGATTCATTAATAATTGCTAATACCGTTAGATAATGCTATAAATGGTGTACTTCCTAAATTAATATAATCTGCTTTTTTAGGAACAAAATTATGAATAGGAGTAAAGCTAAAATTACTAACTTTAATCATATGAGACAATTCTTTTACACTTGAATCATACTCTCCTTTTTCATCTATTCCTATTTCCCAAGATGATTCTTCAGGCATATCATAAGTTAAACCAGTTATAAACCCAGGTTGTTCATAAAAATATCCTCCAATTGTTAATGAAACTAAAGGACCTCGCATATATCCATTTTTACTGTAATCTGGGGCTAATTGTGAAGCAAGGTAGTTTAATTTTTTATACATTGGAAGTAATTCAATTTTTGATTGAGCTGCTACTGTAAAAGATAAAGAAACTTTTCTATCAAAACCATTATAGTTGTAAAAATTTTCACCTCTTCCTACATATTTTTCAGAGTTCCAATCTGATGAATATGAATCATTTATGTTGTTTAAAAATGCTCTAAAATGTATATAAACTTTGTTGGATGGAGAATCATTATCTATAGCAGCTATTCTAAATTTTACTAGATCATTTGTATTATCTGAACTAGGGCCTTCTGAGTAGTATAGTGGTTTAGTTGTTATTCTATCATATGAAGTAGAAGAAGCAGCTCCGGTTCCATCATAACCTGCCGAATAAAATTCTAAATCTTTATCAAATATTTTTCCGGGATCTCCTAGTTCAACTCTATTTTCTATATTTTTTTTAGAATAATCAGGAGATCTAGATAAAACTTGATTCATTAATTTTTTAGAAGTTTCATCTGAATTTGAATCTTTATTGATTCTATTTCTAATTTGTTTTCTAAAATCTTGTATTCCTTTAGTAGTATTACTATAGTCGGTTATTTGAAGAAGTTCTTTATATGAAAAAGCATAAGCTCCTTGTTTGGTTTGGTTTACAGTATCTGTTGATATTGTACCATTTGAATAATTAAAAACATTATTTGATACATTATTTGTCCATTGCCAATTAGAATTAGTTGAAAAAGGACTAGTCTTTAATGAAGAAATATTATAGTTAAAATTTTCTTCAGATGGATCTACTGTATTAAAATCAGCGGCACTAATAGTTTTTTTAGCAGAATTTGCATATAGTCTTGATAAAGGAAAAGGATTTTGAATATCTCTTTTTATTTCATTACTAGACATAAACCCAGAACTTCCTGTTGGATTTTCTCCAGGAGTGTAAATAAGTCCATTTACTCCCGGTAAAGTATTTAATTTAGTAGTATAGTGTTTACTACCTGATTCGGGATAAAATTTATTAAGATCTGTGTATAAGTCTCGCCCAAATATTTCACCATATTTGTTTGATAACCCTATAGGTTCTTGAATAATAGTTTTTCCTTGATTATTTTTATTTATAAGAAATTGAGGAACTTCACCAAAACTAGCTACAGACACATATGTTTTAAAATCAATATCACTTCTGTCTGTTTCTTCTAGTTGGCCTAAACCTGTAAGATTTTTTCCTTGATTATTAATTGTTGGAACAGTTGAAGAAAATTTAAATCTTGTTTTTCCTATTCCTAATATGGATCCAGGACCCCCTGGGTATTCTAGTAAATTGATTGGGTCAATTTTAAAAGAATTAATCCCGTTAATAAATGATGCCTCTTGTGTTCCTCTAATTTTAACTCTAAATAAAGAAACTAATCGATTTGAACTAACTTCAGTAGATATAGATTCTCTATTTAATATTGAATCTTCATAAGTCTTAATACTTCCTGGAAGTCCAGGAATAGGATTTAACCCTTGTTTATTAAAATGAAGTCCAATTCCATTAACACCAGCTTGGGCTAAAGTAGATAAAGGAGTATAAATGAATTCATTTAGAAGCCCACTAGCTTCAGTACGAACAGCATTTCTAGAAAGTAAATTTTGTTTAGCTATGAATAGTAGTCCTGAAGGAGATTTTATGTCAATAAAATATTTTCCTAAACGGATAACATCGGTAGCTGCATTTATTGGATTTTTTAACCCACCTCTAAGTAAAAAATCAGGGGAATCAGGTAAGATGCCTTCCTTATCCGGAATATCAGATTGCATATAGGGTTGATTGGATGAACCTCCCCCCGGTTTATCTTTTCCGAATTTTAAACTTTTTAAGTTGGTTTTTAAATCAATTAAACCCATTAACCAGGTAAATTGTTAATATATTGACTTGGTGTTGTTCCGTTTAAATCTAATTGACTAGGTTGTGGAAGAATATTAGTTACTCCATCAACATACTGCTGATATTGAGAATTTACTGTTTGAGCATTAGCCCCATTAAGTGAATATCCTGGTAAATTTCCGTCAGCATGTAATTTAGATTGTCTTGTTGCTAATGGATTTACGGGTACTGCTGCTCCATCGGCAATGGATAAAACAGATCCTTGGTTTAATAATTTGTCTTTAAGTCCCATGATTTATTTTATTTATAAATATTATTGAATTTTAGAAGTTCCTACATTAATTGAAGTTCCTAATTGAGTTGCATTATTTCCTAATCCTTCAGCTATCTTTTTACCATCCATAGTAACAGCAACTTGTACTGGTTTTTGGTTTTGAGCTTGAGTAGCTGCTATAAGAGTATCTAGTTTTGCAATAAGTGCTGACATATCTGTACCTGATGATTTTATGTCTCCTTTATTTTTAAATTCAGTTGCTTTGCCTGGTTCAGATTTTATGTCGTCTCCTTTTTTATCAAATAAATTTGTGCCTGCTATTACTGTGTCTTTATCATTTAAAGCAATTGCACCTTCTGGGCCCATTAATGTGCGTTTACCGTAGCCTGGGGAGAAAACGTCATTACCCTGCACAAATTTGTAACCTAAAGCAGCTACGGTTCCAGCAGCTGCTAAGCCTAATGCCCAACCAACTATTGGAATAGCTGATAGAGATGATATAACTTTCATAGCTGCTTCACCTATTGATCTTATAAGACCTGTTTTTTGTGATAAAGCAGATTTAGCATCCATGCTTCCCATAGCTGATTTGTATCCTAATTGAATAGCTTGTATAGCAGCTTTTCCTTTTTCTAAAATTAATCCTTTTTCATCCCACATTACTGATATTTGCTTTTGAGTTGCTATGGCTGTTGCTTTTATAGCACTATAATTCATAGCTACTCCTAGACCAGCAGCTAAAGAAGATATAGTTACTAATACTGCTTTAGATTGAAATAACCACCCAACTAATCCAGTTACACCCCCAACTATCTTTCCAATAAATCCTGCTATCATTCCTACCGGTTTTAAAATAGCAGCAAAAATATCTAAAACAGGCATTAACGGAGATAATAAGGAAACAAATATTTCTTTTAATTTTTCAATAGTATTATTAAAACGTTCCTGGATTGATTGTTGTTTCATTAATCCTTCTATACCTTGTTTTTTAATGTCTTCTTCAGTCATTCCTCTAGCTCTAGCTGCTGCTAAAGCTGCTTTAGCATCTTCTGCTTGTTTACCAGATAATCCTTTTAATGCTTCTTGATCAGTTAAAGTAGCAGCTAACTCTTCACGAGACATACCTACTGCTTTAGCTGCTGCTTCTTGTTGAATTCTATTCATTTTAGAAAATTCAGCAGCACTACCAAAGTTTTTTGCTATTTCTCTTGATAGACCTTCCATATCATTATTTAATGCATATAGACGAGCTTGTTCTAAATTTAAATTTTTTCCAATTAATAATTCTGCTTCTAATTCGTCTGAAATAGAGGATTCGATTTGAAGCATTTTGTCAGCAATTGAATTTACTTGTTCTAAATTCATACCTAAAGCTTTAGCTTGGGCTGCTGCTTTTGCTAGTGCTTCTGGGTTGTTTTGTAATGATAATTTAGTAGCAGCTGATGCTTTTGCTACTTCCTGCATTATCATTTTTTCATTTAATAAAACACCGTTATTTAATGCTGTTGTTTTAGCGGCGTATAGTGTATTAGCAACATTATCTTCTAAATTTTTACCAGTAGCTAGAGATAACTTCTCCATTTGAGATAATTCATCATTAGTTAAACCAGCTTGTTCTCTTAATTTAGTAAAGGTAACAGCATCTTTTTCGTTTAATATAGCATTACTTCCCATTGCTTGTCCCATTGCAAGCATTGTATCTCTAATGCCTTTAGTAGTAACTGCTATATCATTAGATGAATTAGCTATATTATTAAATTCATTATTAAGTTTAGCAGCATCTTGGTAAGATAAATTCATCCCTTTAGCAAATTCACCTATACCTTTGTCTAAATCTTTAAAAACATCATATATTTGTTTTGCTAAAAATAATGAAATCGTTAAAGGATCTGTTAAACCTGCTTTTACATCTTTTCCTACAGATTTTAAAGCTGCTTTCATTCCTCCTACAGCTCCTCCTCCTTCTTTAATAGAATTAGTAGCATCCTCTAAAGCTTTTTTAGTATCAATAGCATCACCTATAAGTGGAATTTTACTAATACCTTTAAGAACAGCACCTGTAACTCCTAATTGTTTTTCTATTTTCTTTTGAATATCAAGTTCTTTTTCTAAGGAATTATTTAATTCTCCTAAAGTTATATCTTCATTTTGTAATAAATTAGAAATTTTTTCATGTTGATCTCGTATTTTATCTAATTTATTTTGAATTGAAGCATATTTTGGATCTTGTTGATTGAGACCCCTTAATTGTTGTTGTAAATTTTGTTCTTCACTAGATAATATGTTTAGGCTTCTTTTTAAGCGATCTCTCTCTAAATCAGCCTTTTGTTGAAGATTTTTTAAGTCTTTAGCTGATAGTTCATTGAATCCTTTTTGATGGGAGTTTAATTGCTCGGCAATACTTGATAAATTTTTTAATCCCTTAGTTGATTCTTGAATACCAGTTGTAGAATTTTTTATTTTATTTGTTAATTCTTTAAAATTATCTATTAAATAATCAGTTTCAGCTCCTAATTCTCTTTCTTGTCTAATTAAATCATCAAATATAGATCTAATAGCTCCGGCGTTTGCTTCTAAATCTTGTAAGTTTACTGTGTTGATATTAGCACTAAATTTAGCAGAAAGTCTTTCAATTTCTTGAAGCATTTTTGCTAATTCCGCTGCTTGTTTAGGATCTAAAGCCATTTAAAAATATTTTGTTATAAATATTGAAAGCTACAAGGATTACTTGTAGCTAACTGGTTTTTTAGTGTTGTATGATTTCTGAGGGGTTGGTTGGTTTTGAAATAAGCTTTTATCTCTAACTAAACCATCCGTTCCAATTGCTGTGTTTTTATTGTGGTTAATAGCATTATCATGGGCTTCCTGTTCTTCATCATAATATTTTTTAATTTCGTTAAAAGTATATTTTCTTAACCAAATAGGCATGTTGTAAACTGTATTCCAGTCATATCCACCTTTTCCATGAAATACTATTTGATGTATTTGATTAAATAAATGTAATCTAACTTGAGGAGCTAGATTAGAGGTCAGGCCAAAAAAAGTTAAGTCCAATTGGAATGTTTGTAACTTTGTCGCTTCCTTGGGGAAAAAAAGTTAAGTCAACATCTGGTTGAACTTGTTTAATGTGTTCTCTCAATGCCCGAGAATCTCGGGCTAGTAGATGATTGTCAACAAAATCTCTAATTGTTTTAACATCTCTATCTCCATTTACTGAAGTAATTATGTATTTTAATCTTGTAGATAAATCAGATGATGAATCTTTTTTTATTTTTTTAAGACCTTCTAATTCTTGTTCAATCTTTTTTTCATCAGAATGATTTAATATTTTAAAAGTAATATTAACTTCTGTGCTAGGTAACGTATATGAAAATTCATTTACTCCAGGAGTAATTAATTTTTCATCAAATGGTTTGTTGTTTAAGGTAGATAAATCTATAGTTTCTTCTACTCCGTTATATGTAAAAGTATAATCTTTTCCATAACCTAATATTCTAGAAGCTACCATAATTGCATTTTTATCACCAACAATTAAATCACCATAATTAATATTAGATACAATTAGAGCTTGCATTAATTTATCTAAAACTACACCTTTTTGAATATATGATTGGTTAGTTAAGATATCTTCATGAGCTGCAGTCATGTATTTTAATTCAATTGTTCCTTTTGATAATGGATTTTCTTTGGGATACAATAATCCTTTTGATGGTAATTCAATAGTTTCTGTAGGGAAATTAAATTTTGTAGATTCTTGATTTACAACTTGTTGTTCCATAATTTTTATTTAATGACTTAATGTTTTATATAAATATATGAAAAAATAAAAAATATCCAAGTTTTTTTAATTTATATAAAATAAAAATGTCCGATAGTAATATCGGACATTCTTGTAAAATTGTTAAATAAACAATATTGTTTTTAGAAATTGAGAATGCAATAATCCATACCCAATGTTACTTCAATGTTGATAGCTGAAGCATCAGTGTCGTAATTATATTCACCAAAATTAGCAGATTTAATGAAAGCACCTTTAATGATCCATTCACTAACAATATCACCAACCGGACCTAATACATTAACTGTTACATCTTTCTTGTAAAAATCAGAATAACCATCACGGCCAGTTACTGATTCATGATGTAAACGTACCCATTCCATTACTGCTTGAGCGCCCGATGGAGTAATAGGATCGAATAATGTCATAGACATATCTGCCCATTTTGCTTTACCTTTAATTTTACGGTAAACGTTGATATGGTTTAATACTATTTCTCCCATTTCTACAGATACAGGAGCTATCTTTTTAATCATGAATGAAGGGATTCCATCTACATACATTACGAATCTGTTTGCTACTTTAGGTTCGAATGCTGTGAAAAATATTTCGTTTGGTGATAAAATTGCCATTTTATATTTTGTTTAAATTTTATTATTATTTATTATACATATTGTATTTTAAAAAACCTTCCCTTCTATTTGAAGGGAAGATTAATTTTTATTTTTATGCACTAAACGTAGCTCCAGTAGGTGTAATATTGAAATCTAGGTAAATAAATTCTGCTGTTTTGGTTGGTTGAATGTAAATAGCACCTACCATTTGATTTCTATCGATTACATCAGAAGTATTGTTTGATTCATCCATTACTACTTGGAATGCATATAAACCTTGTCTTTGTTGAACAGAAGATAAGTATGGATTAACTTGACTTAAGAATAAATTTCTATTAGCAATAGTATTTTGTTCAAATACTAAATTATTTGCTACTTGAGAAATATATGATTTAAGTTCAATTAATAAACGTCTTACATTTACACGATCTAAAGCAGATGCTTTTTGTTGTAATGTTTTCTGTCCGTAAATTACTATTCCTTGTCCTGGGAAAGTAGCTATTGGGTTGATTTTTCCTGAGTATAAGTTATCACGAGTTGTTTGATTTAATTTTTGTTCAACTCTGATTACTGTACCTAAACCACCTCTTTGAATACCTGCAGGAGCAAACCAAGGTTCACCTACTCTATCATTGTATGCAAATACTCCTGGGATCATGGTAGATGCAGGAACCCAAACATTTTTTCCAGTTCCTGGGTCTAGAATTTGGCACCATGGCCAGTACATTGCAGCATATGAAGTATCACGAGATGCTGCTTCTGTAATAGCAGAATTTGATGTTGAACCATATACTACAGGATCTACTATATAAATGTTGTCACCTCTTTCTTGAGTGTTTGTAATAAGAGTAGAAATAGTACTTGTGTGTAGTGAGTTAATTAAACCTGGGGTGAAAAGCATTTTAAATTGGTAATCGTCTTTATTTGAAAGTAGATTAACCATATTAGTGTAATTAGCTGCTTCTAAACCTTGAGTATTGTTTGCAGATGAAATCGTGTTGTAAAAAGCTGCTCCACCTTTAATAGTACCAGTAGCACCTGTAAATGAACCACTTGCTGCTAAAGGAATTGAAGAAGTATATTGAGGTTTAGCTACACCATTATTATCAAAATAATCTGGAGTTAATAAGTTTACTGAATCTACGTAAACAAAAGCTGAATTGTTTTTGTAACTTCCTGTTAATTCAATTTGATTAGTAGATGGATTGTAGTTATACACATAATCACCTATAACTTTAGAAACAAAGTTAGGAGCTTTAGGATCTAATGATAAATTAGTAAATGTTTCTAATACTGTTTTACTATTAGTAATATCATTACCTTGTCTAATCAATAAATTAAAAGTTCCAGATGCTGTATTAGGATTTACAATTTCCCATCTAATGTTATCTGTGGAACCACTTGCTAAAGCACCAGCACTATCTATTGAACTTGAACTGTTCATGATAATACCTTTAGAAATAGTTTTTAATACAAGTGCTGGTTGAGAAGAAGCGTTTGAACTAGCGCTAATTGCTGTACTAGTAGCTGAAGTATATGAACCTGATGCTACTCTTGCTACTACTAATGTAGTTCCACCATTATTAAAATAGTTGTAAGCTGCAATAGATGTAAAATATGAGTAAGTATCACTTCCACTAACTAATACATCACCAAATTTGTTTACATAATCACTATAAGAAGTTACTACAGTAGGAATTTCTACAGGACCTTTTACTGTTGGTCCTATAATAGCTGCTCCTACTTGAACAGGCTGTTGACTAACTTGAGATTGATCATTTTCTCTAGCTAATACTCCTGGAGATATTAATGTTTCTGCCATTTTAAAAAATATTTATTAATTGATTTGTTATAAATATCTAAAAAAAGGTCAAAAACAATTAAGCGGCAACAAATTCTCCAGTATCTGGGTCAATATTTACGTCACCGTATTTTTTCTGGAGATTGTTTAGGAAGGTTGATTCCGATTTTTTTAATGATTCTAAATTACTAATTAAATATTGTTTTTGAAAATTAATATTTTGTAGTTCAATTTCCAATTGACCAAAATTAATAATTAATTGTTGATTTGAAAGTCTAAATTTGTTTAGTTCTTCTAATTCTTCTTGAGTAATTTTATTATTTTCCATAAATTTTATTTTATAATATATAAACTTATTTTATGTTATCCAAATTTATAATAATGGATTGTTTAAATTTCTTTCAGTTTCAATTCCAAATATAGTTTTTGTAACTACAGGAATTTTCTTTATAGCAGATACATCTTTTTGAAGCACATCCGGAATTATATGGCCATTTAATTTTATATTAAATGTACTTTTAACAGCTCTATCTTTCCCATCATTTACTTCTATTACTGTATTAAAAGAATCAATACGGGCGTTAAATTTAAATCGAGCTGGATCTCCCCAATATGAATCTGAAGCATAATTTATTGCTTCAATTATTTTATTCATTTGCTCAACATAATAGGTGTATATAACACAACTATAAGTTATATTAACATAGTCAGGGATTACTACAGCATATTGCTCACTTTCTGGTTTTATGTTGTTTAATACACTGAAAGATGAGTAAAAATTTCTTGGTGAATATTTTTTTATAAATGAGCTATACAGATGAGGCTGATTAGCATCAACTTTATTTCCTAAACTTCTATTTTTAGTTAAATCGTCTCTTTTAAATACTAAAAGAGGGGCCATTATTTTTCCATTTTTATCTCTATAATATCCATCTTTTTGGATTGATTTCCATTTTTCAGGATTTCCATAAATAACAGGAACAGCTATTCTTTCTCCATTTTCTACAACAGATGGTTTAATTATTTCATTAAAATAATAGTAAATAGCTTCATCAATATCTTGAATACCTACAGAAAAGGGTTTTGTAGTATCGTCTTTATAACTAAGTTGATTTCCTCTAATTGAGTTTTCAGGAACTTGACTGTTAGGATTTCCCCTTTCCTTATCATAAGGATTAATTTGTTCTTGAGATATTTCTCTTTGTGTTTTAGGGATTGGTTTACGATATTCCATGTTTATCTTTCTTTAGTTATTCCTATTTTATCTCCGGGAACGTAATGAGCAACACAATTAATTGATACTGAGTAGCCATATTCTTCTAGTTGAGAATTTAATGGATTTTCAGCATAATTGTAGTCAGGGTCTTTACCTACAAATAGTTGATTATCATAAGCTTGTTCAATTTCATAATAACTATTATAATACATAATAACATCTCCTGGTTCAGGATAGGTGTTACTTGCTGTTAAATCATCTCTAAGAAATCTAAAGGTTAATACTCGAGTATAATCAGGTCCCATATCTGTTACTTCAAATTTAGGATCTTCTCTTACTATCAAACAATTAAGCAAAGTAGGTTCAGAAAAAAATCGTTTTCCAACGGATTCCCCATATAGGTTTGAAGTTGTTTTTTCTAGATTTACTTTATAAAAAGCAATCTGTTGAGTAATAATATTACCCAACAATTCTCTGTTTACGTGTCTAAAAACAGATATATCTCTACTGCGTCCGAATTGTGCCATGTTATCCTATAAATATAGTCATTGGAACCTGTTGCAATTGTTTTTGTTGACTATCTATTTCTAAAGATTTAGCTTCCATTAATTTAGTTCTAGAAGTATTGTCAAAATATGCTCTTAATCTTTCAATTAAAGCATTTTTTTCAGCAGTTGCGGCTGTTAATAAATCTGCTTGATTTAATGTAACTTCAGCTCCTGGAATAGGTACTGTTGTATATTTTCCTCTAACATACCCTAGCATTTCTTTACATAATGCTAGTGTGTATTCAAAAATCCATTGTCTTCCTATTGAGTTAATTTGACAATAAATAGGATTTTTAAATGGAACATTTGATACATTTGTGATTAATGAACTTCCACTAATTCCAGCTGTTGGATCATTTCTTTCAGTTAATTTAATATATTGGAAATATAAAAGTCCAGCAAAACCTTCTGCAGATCCAGAAACACTAGATGCTACTGAAGCTCCAGGAATTGGAAATATACGTAATCTGTTATTTATTAATTCAAATGAAAATTGAGATTTACGAATTTGATCATTAAATTCTATTGCTTGAAGTTTTTGTAGATCGTAATTAATAGGCATCATTAGGAAATTAATAGCTGGTGAATAGTTTCCCCAACCAAAATTGTCCATTAAATTCATCATACCCATTCCTGTTCCAGCATATGGATCAAAGTATTTAACAATTGCTGGTGGTGCTTCATAGAATATTTTTTTAATTTCTATTCCTCCAGAAATATTGTTATTAAGAGCCCATTGAGATAAATCGTAATCTTGTACGCTTGCTGTTAAAGGCAATGCTCCTCTATACCAAGTTGTTTTACCTCCAACTCCTGCTTCTTCACCATATTGATGAGAAAGTCTAACTATGTTTGCAAAGTTAGGAGTAATTAAAGCATGATTTAAATTTGAACCGGTATTTGCTCCTTCTAAAGATAAATAGTCTTGTTGTACTTTGTAAGCATATAATTCATTACCATATGTGGTAATTGCTTCTTCAAAAGCAGTATAAAAATTTAAATCTTGTAATTCAATTTCTACTAATGGATATCCTAAACGATATGCACAAAATTTTACTACTTTATCAGCATCTACTTGAAATTGATAGTCGTTATCGTAAAATCCAAAAGGAGTATTTCCTGGGAAAAACGATGATGAGCCCGGGTAAATAGGTATATTAGCCATTAGTCAAATTTTGTTATAAATATGGCAGAGGGATTGGTTTTTATTACACTTGTCTTCCTAAGTTAATTTGATAGCGTTGTACTATATTATAGAAATTGATTGCATCTTGATCTGTTAATCCATCTCCTATTGAAATAAAGGCATATTGTTTTGTTGATGGATAAACTTGAGAACTATCTTCATTTAACGAACCTATATAAATAGTATTAGTTATTCCACTAATAGCACCTGAAGCACCAGTTTGTGTTGTACCTAATTGAGTATTATTTTTAAATACTTTAAATACATTTGATGAAGTTCTTGTAGATATAAATAAACCTCTACTATCTGTATTTGATGTTATTATTCTACCAGTCGTTGTGTTATATTGGTCAGAGTATAAATTGTTTAAATATCTAACCGCATTCATGAAGTACCCTGCTGTTCCTGTAGTTTTTGAAGCTCCTATATCATAACCTAATTCATCTACATTAGTTCTAATATACACTGAATTATGAGTATTATTTAATGTCAATATTGTGGATGGTGCTAAAAAAGTATTAGCATAAGCATTGCTTGGAGTCATTCCATTTGAACTATGAGTCCAACCATTTGAAAATGTTAATCTAAAAGCAGCATCTAAATCTCTTGGATCTTTCAAATTCCACTTATGAGCAGCAGCAGTTCCACCTACAACCGGATATAAAGCTTTCATTTTAGTCCACAAACCATAATACTTTAAATCAATAGTTAATTTATTTATAGCATTTTGTTGTGTACTATTTGTTATTCCTGCTGCTGTTAGGAATGTTTGTGCATCACTATCAAAATTTAAAATTTTAAAAGTTGCTATTGTTGATCCACTTTTTGATATTCTTAATGGCATAGTTTTTTATTATGATAAATTAAATCTTGATTTAGTTGCATTGTAGTTTTGTTGGACTTCTGAGGCTGAGAGGGCTCGGTTGTATATTGATAAAGAAGATATATTACCACTTGTATAGTTTAAAGCTCTATTAACACCTATTGTAAAATTTGAAGCATATGTTTGTAAATCTAAAGCACTAGAACCTACTACTGTTACTGGTATTTTTGCTCCATTAACATAAATTTCGGCAGTCGTTCCAGTTCTAGTAAAACATAAATTATACCATTGACCTATATTTAGTGTAGTAGTACTTGTTGTATAAAAGTATGTATTATTATTTAAGCTAATTTGAAAATATATATTTCTACTACCGTCTGTTCCAAACTGATTATTTTTTAAATTTGAATCATCATTATAATTACTTAAAATAGTAAATCTATTTCCATTCATATAAATCCAAGATTGTATAGTATAGGAATTATTTAATATAGAGTTGGGGGTTAATACATATTGATTAGTTCCATTAAATACAATACTTCCTCCATTTAAACTATTAAATGTTGGACTATTTACTAAAGAACCACTACTATTATTACCACTTAAATCAGTCCAAGTTGTTCCAGAACCAGGATAAGATTTACGATTAGCAGCATCTAGGTTAAGTACTAATCCATTTGTTACTATGCTTGGTCTTGTGTATACTCCCATTTTTGTTTTATGATAAATTAAATCTTGATTTTAATGCGTTGTAGTTTTGGAGGACTTCTTGAGCTGAGAGGGCTCTGTTGTATATTTGCACATTATAAACATTTCCATTAAATGCGTCAGAACCACCAGCATCTTTACCTATTTTAAGTGAAAGTGTTGATAAAAAACCTAAAGTTGTATTTTGACCTACTTGTATACCATCTACAAAAATTTTAGTACCTACTCCAGTATGGTCGTAAGTTACAAAAACATGATGTATTGTAGTTAGTAAATTAGATATTGCAGAAGTTGATGTATCTCTAATAGCGTCATTTGAACCAGCTCTTCTTGCTATATATAATTGAGTTGAACTTGGGTACCCCCATATAATATCGGTTCCGTTCAACCCACTAGTAGAATCAGCATTACCTAACAATCTATTGGTCACCCCACTAGAAGTGGATTTGGCCCAAACCCCTATTGAATAACTTGAAGAACCGGCAAATATATAATTCGTTTGAATGTAATTAGTGGTGACACCATTAAACACCACATTACCACCATTAGATCCATTAAATGTTACTGTATTTACTAAAGTCCCATTATTCCCATTACCACTCAAATCACTCCATGTTGTTCCAGTTGTTGGATACGATTTACGATTAGCAGCATCTAGATTTAATATTAAACCATTAGTAACTATAGAAGGTGCTCCAAATATCATAACAATTCTGGTGTTGGTTTTGCTTCGTAATCACTTAATGCTATTTCTAATAAATAAGCATATTGTGTTTGAGCTATAATTTCTTCATTTTGTTCACTTAAAAATAAAAACCAATTGTCATTTATATCTTGTACAAAATGAAAAAAGGTTTCTGGTGTAAAGAATACTCCTTGTAATTCTTGTGCTTGTTGTTCTGTTACTATTCTTCCTTTCATATTGTGTTTTTTTTATTTTTTTAATATATAAATTTTACACCTGACGACCAAGTGTTGTTTGGAATGCTTGTACTGCTGTATAGAAATTTGCTGCTTCTGTGTCTGTTAATCCATCTCCGATTGAGGCGAATGCACATTGTTTATTTGAATACAATTGTATTGAAGGTGATGTGTTCAATTGATTTCTTGCTCCAATATATATGTTACCCGCAGGTAAGGTGCTATTATCTGTGGTTGATGATGTCGCTTGAGTAGCTCCATTCAAGTAACCTTCTCTATCATTATTTGCTCTTTTAGTTCCTATCCAAAAACCTCTAGCATCTGATATAGTAGTAAAATTAATAAATCCATTATTCAAATCGCCAGCATAGTAATTAGCTGCTGATCTTATTTGGTTAAAGGTATTGTTTGAAGCATTCCATATTCCTATTTCTACTTGTGTACCAACTGTTTGAGTTCTTGAATAGAAGGATAGATGATTAGTTGTTTGTACTGTATTAGATGCTAAGCCAGTATTAGCGTAATCACTTGTTCCATTTGGAGTCATTCCTGTTGAAGCGTGTATCCACCCTGCTGTAAAAGTTAAATTATAGGTTCCAGGTGTTTTGAGATTAACAGCATGGGCTGCACTTGTTCCTCCAACAACCGGATACAATGCTTTCATTTTAGTCCATATGTTGTAACCTTTTAAAGCTATTACTAAATCATTAACAGCTTTTTGTTGAACTATGTTTGTAATACTAGCAGCAGTAAGAAATGCTTGTGCATCACTATCAATACCTCTCCCATAGTTTAAATAACCTCTTGCTCCTGATAATTTGCTTAGTATTAGTCCCATTGTTAAACTTGTCTATTTAATGTTATTTGATAGCGTTGTACTGCTGTATAGAAATTTGCTGCTTCAGTGTCTGTTAAACCGTCTCCGATTGATATAAATGAGTACTGATTGTCCATATAATAATATGGTGTAGAAGTTGTATTTAATCTACCAATATTTAACGTTAAATTTGTTATAGTCCCTGTAGCTATGTTAGCTGTGGATGTTAGCACGCTTCCATTTCTATAAATTTTATGACTATTTGATGCGGTAGTTGACCCAATCCAAAAGCCTCTAGCATCACTGTAGGTTGTTAATAGTCTACCATTACTACTATAGTTACCAAAATCATATATGATTGGATTTGTATAAATACTCCAAGTTGGTCTTTTTATAGCCAATCCAAACAATGGATCTGCTGTAGTAGAATTTCCAACTCCAATATCCCAGCCAGAGCCGGTTGGATTTTGTGTTCTAGAATAAATACACAAATGACTGTTGTTTTTAAAATCAGCAAAAACTGTAGATGGATTTAAAAAGGTGTCTGCATAATCAGAGGTACCATTACCAACCATTCCAGTTGAGCTATGAGTCCACCCTCCAGTAAAAGTTAAATTATAAGTTCCAGGCGTTCTAAGATTAACAGCATGAGCAGCACTCGTTCCGCCAACAACTGGGTAAATGGCTTTCATCTTAGTCCATACACCATATCCTTTTAAATCAGTTACTAATCTATATATAGCAATTTTTTGTATTCCATTTGTAATACTGGCTGCTGTAATAAATGCTTGAGCATCTACATCTGGTATTGTGTTGTAGAATGCTTGTGGCGTTGTTGTGAATGTGCTATTTTGAAATAATCCTCCCATATTACACTTGACGTCCTAAAGTTGTTTGAAATTTTTGTACTGCTGTATAGAAGTTTGCTGCTTCGGTGTCTGTTAAGCCGTCTCCGATTGAAGCAAAGGCACATTGTTTATTTGAAAATTCAATACCACCACTATTCGAGTTTCCACCTAACCATGTACTTAAAGTGGATAAAGGATTAGTATTTGCTGTTGTACTAGTACCTAACAAAATATTATTAAAATATAATTTAATAAGGCTATTAGATGTTATTGAACCTACAGCTAAACCTCTTGTATCACTAACTCCAGGATTTTTGAATATTCCTGTTGTTGTGTTATTGCCAGCTAAAAAATAAGTTTGTCCATAAGAATGTATACCAAGTAAACTTGTTTGTGTTGCTGATGTTTGAGAACCTACATCTACTCTTCCTTGAGCACCAGTGGATATGGATAATGTTCTTGAATAATATGAAAAATGATAATTATAGTTAGTTAGTATGTTATTTGGGATTAAAAAAGTATTAGCATAATCACTACTCCCATTAGGAGTCATTCCATTTGAACTATGCACCCACCCTGCTGTAAAAGCTAATCTATAAGCTATATCTAAATCACGAGGATCCTTTAAATTAAATTTATGAGCAGCAGCAGTACCCCCCACTATAGGATATATAGCTTTCATTTTATTCCATATACCCGCATACTTTAAATCAGCAACAAGAGTAGATACCGCTGTAATTTGGGTTCTATCTGTTATTCCTGTTGCTTGAATAAAGTTATGTGTGTCTGGTGGTGAGTTTTTATAAATAGCCATAAAATACTTTAAACAATAGTGTTATGTATACTGATGAAAGTAATATCATATATTGTAGATTCTGATTGTTGATTTTGATAATATAGTGTAATTTTATCTTTAACAGCATCTTCATTATCTGCTTCTACTAAATGAGTATCAGTAAGTGAATATGTTTTTGTATATTCCTCTACTGTCTCTGTTTTATTTATTCTAATTGATGTTATATACAACATAATAAATTTATTATTGATTTACAAAGAATCTTTCAACTAACACACTAATGTTTCCACCATAAGTTGTATTACTTCTAAACATGGTAATTCTATAGAATGGATAATTAGCATCAGATCCAGCGCTTATGGTAATATCTAATCTCATGTCAGATCCCATTCCTGTTGGATATATATCCACTATACCTGAGGCTACGTTAATATCACTAGTAACAGTTGTTGCTGCTGTTGAACTAAATACGTGACATTGAACTCTACCTGAAGCTGGATCTGTTAATACTGTTAATTCTGGATCAGTACCTGATGAGTCATATCCTAAAAGAATGTAGTTATCTTGGTATATAGGTCGAGTTGTAGTTAAGTAACTAAAACTTCTATATTTTGTAATACCTACATTGTAATTTTGTGTAGATGATCCAGTTGGTATAGTGAATGTTAAAGAAGATGTTGTTTGGGAACTAGTAATACCACCTGGTCTTATGTTTAATGATCCTGATATGTTTACTAAACTACCTGTTTTTTTCAAAACAACATTTGGGTAATCATATATATTAACATCCCAATTTGAAGTTGCTTCAATTATTGGTAAACCAGAAACATCATTTACCATGTAAATAGATCCTGATGTTACATCATTTACTGTAAATTGGCTACCAACATTTGATGCTCCAAAATCTACTATTAAATTTTGTGTATTAGATCCACTGAAAGATCCAGTGAAAGTTGGTAACAACCTTAATGCAGTTGAAGTTTGATTTGGTGAGTTATTTGTGAATACTGGAGCAATGGTTGTTTGGAATATTCTTGAACCAGTTGTAGCAGGATGAGTTAATCCTTGATTTATGTTTTGTACTGATTCTGAATTAAGTACTGAGAATGATCCAGTTAATGTTTGTCTACCAGTTATTGTTAATGAACCAGTCATTAACGCTGAACCAGTTGCTGTTAAAGCTCCATTCATTGTTAATGGACCTACTAAAGTTAAAGAACCAGTTAATAATGATGATCCAGATACGGTAAACGTTTGTACTAGTCGATTAACGAACGATGCTGTACTTGCAAATGATGATGATAAAGCTGAATCTGCTCTTGAAGCTGATACTGTTCTCGATGAACTTACTGCCCAAGATCCAGTACCAAACAAACTACCCGATAAAGAACCAGTGAAACTACCAGTAATATTACCAAAAGTAATACTTGCTGTTCCAAATGTAGAAACGGCTTGTGTAGCATCTAAAGCTGATTGAAATATTGTACTTCCTGAAAATAAGAAGCTGTCAAAATCAAAATCAAGGTACGAAGCAGATACAGAGAATACACTTCCTGTTGCTGAACCAGATATTGTTAAAGATCCAGTGAGAATTACATTTTGATTAAGTGGATTAACAAATGATGCTGTTGAAGCAAATGAACTACTTACTGCGTTTAATACGTATGAGGCGGTTGTTGCATTACTTGCCCAACTTGCTGTTCCAAATAAACTACCAGTTATGTTTGGTAAATTAGCACTACCTGTAACCTCGAGGCTACCACTTACTATTGTTCTACCAATAAGTGTTTGTGTATCATTTGTTGCATCTCCAAATTGATTTGAACCTGATGAATATATTATTGAAGCTGATTCATATGCTACATTTAGATATGCTATTGAAGCGGTTCCATTGATTGATACATTGCCATTAACAATTACGTTTTGATTTAGTGTGTTTAGATAAGATGCTGTTAAAGCATTAGATGCTGTGCCAAATAGGGATCCAGTTACACCTCCATTAGTTACACTCAAACTTCCAGTTAATCCATATGAACCACTTAATTGATTTGTGTGTGTCCAAACTCCATAAGACCCTGACTGCACATATGTCCACAAATCTCCGTATGCATAGTTTCCTTGAACTCGGACTGAACTTAAATCTGAAAAATCAATGGGCTCTTGTACAGCTACATAAATGATACCACTACCTCCAGGACTTGCTTTTACACATACTCCTACAGGAATAATTTCAAAAGGTGCTTCAGGAGCTGTTCCTGTTAATAATCCTGCTGTTGTTGAAACATATAAGGTTTCACCTTCAATAAAGGCATTTGTGTTTAATCCTCTAACTAGTCCTTGAGTAGTAACATATCCAAAACTATTTGCTTCAATATTGTGAGTAGCAAGACCTAGGATCTGATTATCAACATTAACACTTCCTGACACTGCTATAGACTGTGCTAAAACGGCTGTTGGAACATCCCCTTGAGATCCATCTAATCGAACAACAGAACCATTTGCTATTGTTACTCCAGTGTTATTACGTATTCTAGTCCAATTTTCTTGTCCTACTTGCAAAGTAACATCCGCTTCAGCATTATATACATCTAAACAACTATCTATATTGTTCCAATATACTCTACCTGATTTCCAAGCAGGTGCTGCTGATCCAGTATTAAAATCTATGTAATTTACACTTGTAATACTGCCTAATATAGTAAAGTCATTAGCATATGAAGCTGTTTCAGCATAAGAACTGCTTAATGATTTGTTAGAATAAGATGCGGTACCTAATAAAGATCCAGTAAATCCATCCGTTGATAGGATAGATCCCGTTACAATTAAACTACCAGTTATTTCTGCACTTCCAGTAAATGGAAATCCAGCTCCACTTCCTCCACCTCCATTTAAAGCATAAGAAGCTGTTAAGGCATAAGATGCGGATTCAATGGTTCCTAATAAAAGGGAGGCTGTTAAAGCATATGATGAGGTTCCTTCAAGTGAACCTGTTATTCCGTTTGATACGGTTAATGTGTTTAAAGATGCGTCACTACCCGATGTAATGACTTTTTTCCAATTTGGCATACTATTTTAATTTTTTATTGTGGTTAGATACATACACTTATGCCGTGTATATGCCTACTTCCTTTCGGCCAACAATGTATATTCATAAATATACTATTTTTTAAGAAAAAATCAAATTTTTAATCTTCTTTTACGAACAAATCGTCCCCTACTTCTTTTACTTTAGGTTCAGATAGTTCTCTTAATTTTTGTTCTACTTTTAATTGAAGTTGAGTTAAAAATTTTGAATCAGCTCCTTTAATAGTAATGTGATCTAAAGCTGCTCTAACTATTTGTAATTCAGGTAACGTAAACATATTCTTTTATTTTTTCTTCTATTGTTTGTAATACATCTTCTTTAGATACAGGGTGTAATACTTCTTCATACTTTATAATATCTCTTGGATATTCTTTATTGTATATTCTAGTATAATTTTGTGTTGGTTCATGATATGGAGGAGTAAAGTCACTTATTAATATAACATGCACATTACATCCCCAAGCTAACCAGGATAACCCAGATGAGTTTCCAACAAAAAATTGTGATTCTGCTAAATCTTGTATTCTATCGGTTAATGGGTAATCTCCAGACTTGTTTGTAACGTTTTTTAAATAGGACGATTCTTTACTAATTACTACAACTTCATATCCATACGAAACAAATAAATCTACTATTGCTTGCCAACCACCTATAACATTCCAATCTTTTACTTTAAGTGAAGCATATTCACTAATGCAAACTTTCTTTTTACGAGGAACTAGTGGATAATCAATTCTTGGTTTTGCTTCTACATACTCTAATCCTAAAATATCTGATGCTATCTTTTGTAGTGGATTGTTTAAATATAAACTAGGTTGGTATGTAAGGTTTACAAAATTAGAAGTTCCAATATAATATTGAGCATATACATTATGTATTTTTGTATTTGGAGCTACAAACATTATGTCTGGATATGTGTTTATGAATAAGTCGTTCCAAAAGGTTGAGCATATAACTCTACAATTATGTTTTACTCTGAATTGTTCTATATAATCAATCCAAGCTAAATTGTCACCTAATGCTCTAGCATCCATTTTAATAAATACCACTTTATTTTCTAGGTCTAGGGAGTGAGTGTGTATTATATTATTCTGTGCATCTTTAAATACTATTTTCCACTTGGTGTAGTATTGTCTAATCCCTACAATAGGTTTATTTTTTTGCTTTAGTGTTCTGGTTTCTATTAGATCTCCAGTTTCATCATCTATGTAGTCCACTACTACTTCATTCTCTAACTCCTCTTGTGTTTGTGGATATAGTGTTATAATAGGTGTTCCTACTTCAAATGGTAGGTTTGTTACAAAGTCTACTTTTACTTTCATTTGTTAAAAGAAATTTTAAACCATGCTTTTTCATGTAAAAAATAGATAAATGGTTTAATTAGTAATTCACCAACTCCTAATAAGGAGTATACTTCCCAAGATGCTCCTAAACAATAGGCTGTAGCTACTGTAGTAGCTGTGGCTGTTAGTCTATAAGTAATTGTCTTTAATAAATGTCTTAAATTTGGATTGTCTGCTCGTTTTGTTTTGATATAAGCTACACCATCCTTAACTTCTAGAATACCTTCACAAGTAATGTGATATTTGTTTCCTAAATTTTCAATATAATCCTTTGTTGTTCTAGTTTGTGATGTAATAACAATATCAGAAACTAATGTTTCCTTACCATCATTAATTAATCTCCAGCTTTCACTGTCGTTTTTTGAATTAGTGTTATATCGAATTTGATAGGTTTTTTGTTCGCTCATTTAATTTATTTTTAATATAATCAAAACAATCATTAGGTAGTATGTTTGTTGTATCAATGTCTATAAAATTAGTAAGTGGAGCTTCATATTCTGTTGTGTGAAAATGTTCTCTACCACGTACATCCGTTGTATGTACATATAATTCAACTATACTATCGCCTAAAGCAGTTTTAAAAGATTCACGTAATTCTCTATAAGGAGCTACCAAACTAACTATAACATTATGTCCTCCATGAAATATAAATTTAGCAATGTCTTGAGCTCGTTTGATATTTTCTTCTCTTCCTTCTCTACCATACTTGGAATTGTTGAAAAGAGCTCTAAGTTCATCACCATCAATATGGAAAATCTTTTGTGTATTTTGTTTTTCTAAATACTCTTTTAGTAGCTTTGATAAAACTGTTTTACCAGCACCCGGCTGACCTGTAAACCAATAGATCTTATTCATTTTAATTATATTTAAACTCTCTAAAAAACCATTCATACTTTGACTTAATAAAATTACAAGTGTTGGTTCCTAAAATTTCTTTGTAATTGTTTTGTATAGGTTCTATTTTTTTACGAATATTATGATCTCCATAAATTCCATATACTTCATCATCTTCTACTGTAATTTGTTCCACATTATCAAAGTCATGTTGATAGTAAGGTAATTCTAAATAGTTGTAAATTCGTTTTAATTCTGCTTCTGGATTAGAACATAGATCTTCAAATTTTACAAATAGCATTTTACTATTGATTCCTTCATGAAATATCTGTTGTATTCTTTCGAATGCTAATCCAACTGGTGGAGTTGATGACCACGTTTCTACTCTTTTTTGAGTAGTTGTATTCTGCATTTTCGAATGGTTTACAATACCCGAATCTTTATCTTGATTTTTTCTAAAGTTTTTCTCCATGGAAGCATATATTGCTCTTGGATCTCGAATCATGCAAATAATTTTTGGATTAGGATAGAAAGAATTTAAGAACCCATAATGAATACCCCAACCTCTGCTTTTATCTAAAACATAAGGTTTGTTTGTTACTCCGTTATAGAAACCGGACATTCCGTACAAACAGAAGGATCTAAATCCTTTTTGCATTAATGTAGCATCTTGAGCTTTGAACTCTGGAGAATTTGTGTAGTTCCCCCTTGCTGCATAAAGCAATTCAAGTACTCCGGATGTTGGAGTAACGTAAAAATCAGGGTTTTGTCCTATTATATTTTGTAATAGAGTTGATCCAGCTCTTGGTAGAGATGATTGAAAGAAAATTTGATTTGGCATAACTTTTTTTAATAGATTTTATTTAGTTAAATAATACTTTTGTAATTTAAAGACTAAATTATATAATAATTCTAAATTTTCACCTTTAAATGTAGAGTTTTTAATTAACGTTAACATAAGCTCTATTTCTTGTTTTTCCAAAGAAAAATTGTTTTCTTTTAAAGAAGTGTTGTTTTCTTTTAGAGAAAGATCTCCTTCCTTTACGGAAGGAGATTCATTCTTCATTTTGTTTAGTATTCCCATAACTAAATTCATAGTTTATTAAGCGTAAATGTAAATATCACCACCATCAACTTTAATGTTACCATTCTTTTCATATTTTGGTACCATTATTTGACCACCATCTACATCTACTACAGCAGCTATATAAGCATCTGGAGTAAATGAAGTTGCAGTTGCATCAAATGATGAGGTAAAGCCCCAACGAGCAGCACTGTTGTTGAATCCATATAATTCACCAAAGTTCTGTACTCCTTGTTGTACTACAATACCACCATCTCCTGCTGCATTTGAACCTGAAGCAAATAGAACAAATCTATCTGATACTAGTAGATTTTCTGTGCTTTGGAATGATGCTGTACCTTGTACAGTGATATCACCTTCAAATAAAGCATTAACACCTACAGTTACTAATGAACCATCATCAGTGATGTTTGTGTCTGCAAATGCATTGCCAGTCCATTTTGTAATTGTGTCAGTAGACAATGATGCAGCACCTGATACAGCTACAGTAGCTGTAGTAGAACCATCAAATGTAAAGGCTGTAATACCTGTACTTTCAGATAGCGAATTACTTACTGTTGCTACTACTCCTGTTAATAGAGAACCATCACCTACAAATGAACCACTAAAGATTGAGCCTGTTACTGGTGCGTTGAATGTGATGCTATCAACATTGAATAATGCTAAGTCGCTTCTGTTATTATCATCAGTACCGTTACCAATAACAACTAATGAAGTTGTATTGTTCTGAGTATTGTAAGCACCTGCTGCTAATTGACCTGAGCCTGATGCTATAGTTCCAAGACCTTCAGCATGAGAATAATTTCCTAAAGTTACTGTACCATTACCTTCAGCATGAGAATTGTCTCCTGATGCTGTTGTGTTTACACCTTCAGCGTGTGAGTAACTTCCTGATGCTATTGTGGTATTACCTTCAGCATGAGAAGCTTCTCCTGATGCTGTTGTTTGTCTACCTTCAGCGTGTGAATAATTTCCACTTGCTATTGTATTATTACCTTCAGCATGGGAATAATCTCCTAATGCTGTTGTATTATTACCTTCAGCATGGGAATAATTTCCTGATGCTGTTGTAGTATAACCTTCAGCATGTGAAAAACCTCCATTTGTTACTGTCAATCGACCTTCAGCGTGTGAATAGTTTCCTGATGCTGTTGTTTGTCTACCTTCAGTATGAGAATGACTTCCACTTGCTACTGTTTCCATACCTTCAGCGTGTGAACTTTGTCCAACTGCTGTTGTACTCTGTCCTTCAGCGTGTGAATAATATCCTGATGCTGTTGTTAGATAACCTTCTGCATGAGAATAGTATCCAGATGCTGTTGTTTGTCTACCTTCAGCGTGTGAACCATATCCTGATGCTGTTGTTAAGTATCCTTCAGCGTGAGAATAATTTCCACTTGCTGTTGTATTACCTCCTTCAGCATGTGAATAGCTACCACTTGATACTACATTAGCTCCTTCAGCATGACTCCAATCACCACTTGCAGTTACATTATATCCATGCTCAACACCACCATTTTTCTTAACGTTAAATAAAGTAGTTGAACCAGATACAATTGTAAATGAATTATCAGCTACATCTACTGATGCTGTTACTGAACCAGTTGCAATTGCACTTAAATTTAATCCTGTGATAGAACCTGCTGGAATGTTTGTTAATCCTGCACCATCACCTTCAAAAGATCCACTGAATGAACCACTTACTCCTGCTGTTACAGTTAACGAACCAGTGATTTGTGTAATTGATCCACTGTTAAAGATAGTTGAATCTTGAATGTGGTTGTCATCTTGAGCTACTGGTACAAAGTATTGTGTTAATCCTTGTTCATCACCTAATGATCCTGTGTTTTGAGGACCTGCAATAAACATACCACCAGCTGGTGTAGAGCCACTTACGTTTTGATACACAAAATGATTATGTAATGAATCCCAAGCAAATGAAGCGGTTGCTGATGAAGAACCTGAATCATAAATCTTTAATCCACCAAATCTTTCAAGAGGTTCAAATACATTTACTGAAATAAATGAAGCACTTACATCAAGTTGTGATGCTGTTACATACTGGAATGAAGTTGAACCATAAATTGTTGCTCCTTGTAATACTGTTAATGAACCAGTGATTAATACATCTTGGTTTAAAGTATTTACATAAGATGCAGTTAATGCACTGTCTGCTGTAGAAGCATTGTTTGCATATGATGCACTTGTAGCTGAGTCTGCTGTAGATGCATTGTTTGCGTACGATGCACTAGTTGCGCTATCTGCTGTTGATGCGTTGTTTGCATAAGATGCACTTGTAGCCGAATCAGCTGTAGAAGCGTTATTAGCGTAAGAAGCACTAGTTGCTGAGTCTGCGGTTGAAGCATTCGATGCATAAGAAGCAGATACAACACCTGTTAAACTAGCTCCATCACCTTGGAATGATCCACTGAATGATCCTGAGAATAGACCATTTTCCCAATCATCTGATACTGTTGTTCCGTCTGATTTGATTC